CCCTCGCGCACGTTTTCGCGGAAAACACGCGTAAACATCAATGAAAATGGGGTCAAAAATGGGGTCAAAACCGTAAAAACAGGCCCGGAAACGCGAATTCACGGAAACAGGCGGAAAATCGCGTGTTCTTGGGGGTTCGCCCCGGGATGGGGGAGGTGACTATGCGGGATGTCGACGGGTTGAAAGGGCGGATTGTCATCTGTGCGCCGGCGACGTTTCCCTCGTTCTTTGCGGACGATCTCCGCGGGACGTGCGAGCTCTGCGGGCAACCCGTCCGCTATCGCCCGCACGTGCCCGTGCGCCGGGCGCTGATCTGTCTGACCTGCTTTTTCGTCCGCGCCGAGCCGGGCGAAACGTGCGAAATCCTGGGCGCTGCGGTCGACGAGTACGACGCGCTCACGCAACGCGCCCGCAAATGACCCCGAGCCTCGGCGCGCTCTGGCGCTCGATCGTCGGCTGTGCGCACAAGCACTGTTACCGGGAGCGGCGGCTGCTCTACGGGCTCGAGGTCTTGCACTTGGTCTGCGCGGCCTGCGGGCACGCCACGCCGATGGTCCCGCGGACAACGCTCGAACATCGGGCCGCGCTCGAGGCCGCAAAGCGGGCAGGCCGTGACCGCTGACCAGGTCGTGATCGGGCTCGCGCTGATGCTGAACGGCTACCTGTCGGCCCTGACGCTCGTCCGAGCGCGGCGTCTCAGTGCCCAGTTGGCGGTCCTCACGATCCGCGTCACCGAAACGGCCGAAACGGTCGACGCGCTCGACGCGGATTTGCGGGGCAAGTCGGATGGGTAATTGGAACTCGGGCCGCCGGCCGCAACCGACCGCGCTGAAGGTGCTGCGCGGCAACCCTGGGAAACGGCCGCTCAACGTCGACGAACCGCAGATCCCGCCGGCCGATCCGGCGTTTGATACGCCCCCCGTGGAGCTCGCCTACGACCTGGCCGCGGCCGCCGAATGGCGCCGGGTCGCGCCGATCCTCCGGGCCGCTGGCCTGGTGAGCGCAACGGAGCGGGCCGCGCTGACCGCGCTCTGCCAGCAGTGGTCGCGGTATCTGGCCGCGCACGCGCAAGTGATCGCCCTGGGCATGTGTATCGAAACGACGAAGGCCGTCCCGATCCCGAATCCGTACCTCCTCGTCGCGGATCGCGCGCTCACGCATTGCTCGAGGCTCTGGTCGGAATTAGGATTCACGCCGTCGGGCCGCGCCCGCGCGCGTAAGCTCCCGTCGTCGGCGCCGGACGGAAAGAAACCGTCGAAATGGGCAGGGTTACTCACGTGAGCAACTCCAACGGCCCGGCGCGCAAAGTCGACATCATCAACAAGCTGACCCATACGAAAGGCCCGTTTGCGGGGCAACCGTTCCAGCTCCGGGGCTGGCAGGAACGGCGCATCATCCGGCCGCTGTTCAAAATCGACCGCGCGACCGGGAAGCGAAAGCACCGGATGTGCTTGTTGATGATGCCGCGCAAAAACGGCAAGACGGAACTGATCGCCGCGCTCGCGATTGATGGGTTGCTGTTCGACGGCGAAATCGGCGCCGAAGTCTACAGCGCGGCCGCCGACAAGGACCAGGCCGCGCTCGCGTTCAACGTCGCCGCGCAAATGATCCGGAACGATCCGGACCTGTCGGCCCGGTGCGACATTCTCGATTCTCAGAAGCGGATCGTCGATCACAAGACGGGGTCGTTCTACCGCGCGATTTCGGCCGAAGCGTATTCGAAACACGGCTTCAACGCGTCGCGCGTGCTTTACGACGAGCTCCACGCGGCCCCGAACCGCGAATTGTGGGACGTGTTGACGTCGTCGACGGGCGCCAGGGCGCAACCGCTGACCGTCGCCATTTCGACCGCCGGCTACGATCGCCATTCGATCCTGTACGAGCTCTACGCGCACGCGAAGAAAGTCGCTGAGAATCCCGCGCTCGATCCCGCGTTTCTGCCGGTCATTTTCGAAGCTCCGACCGATGCCGATTGGACTGACGAAAAGGTATGGCGAGCGGCAAATCCGGCCCTGGGCGATTTCCGATCGCTCGACGAAATGCGCACGGCGTGCGCGCGCGCGCGGGAAATCCCCGCCCAGGAGAACAATTTCCGCCGGCTGTACTTGAACCAATGGACCGAACAGGCGGCCCGCTGGATCGCGATGGCGTCATGGGACGCGTGCCGGACGACGATCGACCGGGCCGCGCTTCGCGGCCGGCGATGCTTTATCGGCCTGGACCTGTCGACGACAACCGATCTGACGGCCGCGGTCGCGGTCTTTCCCGATGGTGAGTCGTTCGACGTCCTCCCGCAGTTTTTCGTCCCCGCGGAGCGCATCCCGCAACGCGTCGCCCGCGACCGCGTCCCGTACGACCAGTGGCAACGCGACGGGCTGCTCACGGCGACGCCCGGGCCCGCGGTCGATTACGATTACGTCCGCAATTTGCTCGTGGCCTGGGACAACGAATTCGACGTCCGAGTGGTCGCGTACGATCCGTGGAACGCGACCGACCTGGTCCACCGGCTCGAAAAACAAGACGGGTTTACGTGTGCGAAAATGCGGCAGGGGTTTGCGTCGCTCTCGGCGCCGAGCAAATCCCTCGAGCAAGCGATTGTCTCGAAGCGGCTCCGGCACGACGGGCATCCGGTGCTGCGCTGGAATATCGCGAATATGAGCGTCGAATCCGACGCGGCCGGCAATATCAAACCGTCGAAAGAGCTCTCGACGGAACGGATCGACGGGGGGTACGCCCTGATCATGGCGATCGACGCGATGGAGCGGAACGCGCACACGCCCCCGCCGTCGTACCAGATGATGATCTACGGGTCGTGATGATGGCGAATCCACCCGGGCGCCCCCCGCTCGACCGCACCGACCGGTCGGTGGTCGTCTGCGTGGCGATGCCCGGGCGCGTGTTCGATCGCGTGCATCGGCGCGCGCAAGTCGAGCGGGTCACCGTCCCCGAACTGTTGCGGCGGGTCTTGCGGCAATCCGAGCGTAAAAATATACAAACTTCCGACTCGTAAGCCGCCGGCGGCAGACTGTCGTCTGTCGTGATCCATCACGCGCACGCGGTGTTGCACGTCAAGGCGGCCGACGGCGCGACGCGGCGGATTTCGGGCACTGCGACGACCCCCGCGACCGACCGTACCGGGGATTCGGTCGACCCGCTCGGCGCGACGTTCACCAATCCCATCCCGCTGCTCTGGCACCACGACACCCAACGGCCGATCGGGCTCGCGACGCTCCGCGCGCCGACGCTCGAGGGGATCCGCTTCGACGCGACGATCCCGACCGTGGCGGAGCCCGGGCCCCTGCGGGACCGGATCGAGGAAGTCTGGCAGTCCATCAAAGCGGGTCTGATTACGGGCGTCTCCGTGGGGTACCGCGTGCTTGACGGCGGGCTCCAAATCCTCAAGAGCGGCGGCCGCCGGTTTACGCAAACGGAAATCTGCGAAGTCTCGCTCGTGACCGTGCCCGCGAATATGCACGCGACGATCGACGTGATCAAGTCGCTCGATGCCGCGTTTCTGGCCGCGTCAGGCCCGAACCCCTCCGGCGTTCCGGACCCTCCGACCGTCTACGCGCGCCGAAAGAGCGCGCCCGCCATGACAGCACAAGAAAAGATCCAGAATTTCGAGAACACACGCGCGGCGAAAGTCGCACGGATGGCCGCGATCATGGAGTCGGCGCCCGACAGCACGCTGCCCGACGACAAGCGCGACGAGTACGACGAAATCGTGCTCGAGGTGAAGGGGATCGACGAACACCTGGTCCGTGCGCGCGAGCTCGAGAAGCTGCAAGCCGCGAGCGCGACGCGCGTGGTCCCGGGCGTCGTCGTCCCGTCGCGCAATCCGGTCGTGTCCATCAAATCGAACGTGCCCCCAGGTACCGCGTTTGTGCGGGCCGCGTGCGCGAAGCTCGTCTGCAACGGCAACCTGCATGAAGCGGCCGAATACGCGAAACGCTGGGACGGCTCGACCCCGGAAGTCTCGCTCTTCCTCAAGGCCGCGATCGCGCCAGGGACCGTGACCGACGCGGCGTGGGCGGGCCCGCTCGTCAATCAGAACATCGTCAACGACTTTCTCGAGCTCCTGCGGCCGGCGACGATCCTGGGCAAGATCCCCAACCTGCGAACCGTCCCGTTCAACTGCAAAGTCCCGTCGCAGACCGCAGGCGGCACGTACGGCTGGGTCGGGGAAGCGAAACCCAAACCGGTGACGAAACTCGCCTTCGCGGCCGAGACGTTGAGCATCGCGAAAGCGGCGGGGATCATCGTCCTGACCGAAGAGCTCGTCCGATTGTCGAATCCATCGGCCGAAGAGCTCGTCCGGCGCGACATGATCGCGGGGATTGCGCAATTTCTCGACGCGCAGTTCATCGATCCTGCGGTGGCCGCGGTCGCGGGCGTCAATCCCGCGTCGATCACCAACGGCGCCCCCACGGCGGCCGCGACGACGAATCCGCTGGCCGACATCATCGGGCTGATCAACCATTTTGTGACCAACAACATTGCGGTCGACGGCGTGACCTTCATCATGTCGGCGGCCAACGCGCTGGCGTTGTCGTTCCGGTCGAATCTCGACGGGTCGCCGCAATTCCCTGGGCTCACGATCAACGGCGGGACGTACAAGGGGCTCACGTTCATCACCAGCCAGGCCGCGGGCGCCAACGTGATTGCGCTCCAGCCGCAACTGATCCTGTACGCCGATGATGGGGGCGTGACGATCGACGCGTCGCGGGAAGCGTCGTTGCAGATGGACAGCGCGCCCATGTCGCCGGCCGACGCGACGACCGTGTACGTGTCGCTCTGGCAGACCAATTGCGTCGGGCTGCGCGCGGAACGCTTTGTGAACTGGAAGCGCGTGGGCGTGTCCGTGAAGTACCTGACGGCGACCGCCTGGCCGGCGCCGACCGGGGCCATGTCGGTCGACGAGCCCCAGGCGAAGTCTCCGCGGTAACCCCCCTCCGCGGGGCGCGTGATTGGGTCGTCACGCGCCCCGCGGGATAGGCGGCCCCATGCGTCTCTTCGGCTACGAACTCATCGTGCGAAAAGCGGCCGCAAATCTGCGGCCGCTCGACAGCTCGTCGGGCCGCGGGGGCTGGTATCCGATCGTGCGCGAGCCCTACACGGGCGCGTGGCAAGAGAACGTGCAGATCAGCGCGGACACGGCGTTTTCGAACGCGGCCGTCTACTCGTGCGTGACGTTGATCGCCCAGGACATCGCGAAACTCGCGTTGCGCCTGGTCCAGCACGACGACGAGGGGATCTGGTCCGAAACGACGAACCCCGCCTACTCGCCCGTCCTGCGGAAGCCCAACCGGTACCAGACCACGCAGCGATTCATTGAGCAGTGGATCACGTCAAAATTGATGGCGGGCAATACCTATGTCCTGATGGAGCGCGACAGCCGGCGCGTCGTCCGCGCGCTGTACGTCTTGGACCCGACGAAGGTCGTCCCGCTCGTGGCGGCCGATGGCGGGGTGTATTACGAGCTCCGGCGGAATGACCTGGCCGGCCTCGAGCTGGCGTCCGGCCCGACAGGCGCCGTGACCGTCCCGGCGAGCGAAATCATTCACGACCGGATGATCTGCCCGTTTCACCCGCTCATCGGCGTGACGCCGTTGTACGCGTGCGGGTTGGCCGCACTCCAGGGCAACACGATCCAAACGACATCGAACAAGTTTTTCGCCGGTGGGGCCGCGCCCGGGGGCGTGCTGACCGCCCCGGGGGCGATTGCCGACGAGACGGCCAAGCGACTGAAAGACTACTGGGATACGAATTTCACGGGCGCGAATATCGGCAAGGTCGCGGTCCTGGGCGACGGGCTCAAGTACGAAGCCATGACGGTCAACGCGGCCGATGCGCAACTGATCGAGCAACTCCGCTGGACGGCGGAAACGATCTGCGCGTGCTTCCACGTGCCCGGCTTCATGATCGGCGTGGGCCCGCCCCAGACCTTCTCGAGCGTCGAGCCGATGGAACAGCAGTACTACTCGCAGTGCCTGCAAACTCACATCACGTCGTGCGAAAACGCGCTCGACGAAGGCCTCGGGCTCATGGGGACCACCTATGGGACCGAATTCGACATCGACGATCTGATCTACATGGACACGGCGACGAAAACGAAAGCGGCCGCCGAAGCGATCGGCGCCGGCGCGATGGCGCCCAACGAAGCGCGGAAAAAGTACTTCGGATTGGGGAGTGTCAAGGGCGGCGACACGCCGTACATGCAACAACAGAACTACTCCCTGGCCGCGCTCGACGAGCGGGACAAACACCCGATGCTGGTCACGCCCGCCCCGACCCCGACCCCCGCGATTGCCCCGCCGGCGGAGCCTGAGCCCGTCGACCAGACGAAGAGCGCGCGCCCGTGGGGCGAGCTCGCGCTTGCCTTGCTCCGAAAGGATTGGGAGGGCGTGACGGATGGACTCTGAGCCGCGCCATCACTCCGAGAAGTGGCACCGATGCTGGGAGAAGGTCCAGGCGAAGGGCCACGACGAGCACTCGGCCGCGGCCATCTGTACGGCGGTCCTCGAAGAAGAGTCGTACGAGAAATCGCTGGACGAATCGGCGGTGCTCGTCGACGCCATGGAGCACGCCGTCCGCGCGGCCCTGACGCCGGTCGTCGCGCGGGTCAAGGCCCTCGAAACGACCGCGGCGACCGTTGGGCCCGTCAAGGATCTGATCGCGTCCCTAG